GTTTTTGCGCCACTAGTTGCATTTATAGTATATGGATTTTTTAAAATACCAACTTTATTATAAGAAATATTTGTTGGTATTGAATTAGTTTCTGAATTAGCAAAATAAAAATAAACTCCAAATCCGACGGTTTGTAATTCTGTCAAAGGATCAGAACCATGACCGCCAGGAGGAGGAACAACAGCATAAACATTTGCAGGAACAAAGTTTTGAGATACGAATGAAAAATTTGTATATATTGAAACATTCGCCCAAGATATATTTGAACCTGGATTTACAACTACTATACTTGAAATTGAGTTTGATGTTGTGTTAATAACACTATAGGCAGCTGGATCCGCAGAACCATCTGTTTCAAAATAAACTTGTGGTGATATACTATAGTTATATAATACAGAACCGATTGAAGCTCCGTCTAAAGGCGAATTTAATGTTACCCAATTTCCACTAGAGTTAACAGTGTAATTGTTAACAATTTTTAGTTGGGCAAAACCTAAGTTATTGTTTACATATATCGCGCAATTATTATAAAAATTACTCGAAGTTGATGCAGAAAGATCAATTTGTATAACTGAAGAATTACCCCCTTGTATAATTCCATTATAATAGGTATTATAACCATAACCAGTGTTACTGACAACAACAATATCAACGCCAGCATATGTTGATGCAAAATTTTGTATTGTCGTATTTGGATAAACAGGTATGAAATTACTTGATGCAAAGCGATCATAATCTTCAGAAGAAATAGATGCTATATATCTCCACATATATCCATCTGTTGTTGTAAATGTGCTTTGTTGTACTGTTGTCGGCTGTACTGTAGATGGCGCACCATTTGCATTGTATATACATTTATATATTTGGTATGGCGCTCCAACAGTATATGGAGAAGAAACAGCGTAATAATTTGTGTTTGAATACAAAGTATTTGATGTATTATCATATTGTGTATATATTGTTCCGTTCGACCACAAATTATTTTTAATTACTGGCAAAATATTTGATGTATTTAATTTTTTACCAAATATCATTTGCCAATCAAAAATAAATTTATCATTATAGTCGTCATTAGTTAAAGTTGGTATAGAACCTGTATATTCAATTGGATTGGCCGCAAAAATATAATAATTTGAAAGGCCAACACCAACTGAAGTCAACACATCGCTAAGGATTTCTTTTTTGTATGATGGCAGAATGATTCCCATTATCTTACCTTAAATACCAATCGCTAACCAGTTTATAGAAGACGCAGTTGCATTTGAAGTTATAACAGTAAATGCAGTAGCGTTTACTGCATAAATGCTTGGTTCATTAGTAGAAGAAGTGCCAGCAGCATTAGATGTTGCAGTCAATGAGAAACAGTTTGTTGTAAAAGATACACCAGAAGCTGTTGAAAATGTTATAACCTGGGCAGTTGAATTTGCCGTTGTTAATGTTCCCCATAACATTTTAAGGCCATTTGGTAGTGTAGTATAACCATTTGCAAGAGCAGCAGTATGACCGGAAACGTTTGATGTACCAAGATAGAAAGTATTAGATACTAAATTTGCAGCTGTGGTATTGACAGAGAATACTGTCGCTGAAGTATTACTAATACTAAAAGTAGTCGGAGTAATCGTAGCATTACCGGAGCCATTAGACAATAACAATTCTGCTGTATTAGCAGTTGATGAAGTAAACAAAATAGCATTAGCATAAGAAGTATCAATGCTTGGTCCATACCAAAGAGAAAAATTATTGGCGCTATCTGTTGATGAGAAATATGGATTCCCATTTGTAACTAGGACATCAACTGTAGAATTTCCAAACCCATATGAAGTAGAATTACCTGAATAAAAATGAGTCGAATTGGCAAAGGTGTTAACTGTTGAATTACCAAGAGTGATAGTTGTAGTGTTAACAATAGCACCATTTGTTGTGCCAAGAGTGCCAATATAAACAGCAGACAAAACATTAAGATTACCAGAACCAGTCAAAGTCATCAATGTTGTTGTAGCATTGGCATATTGTGTTACAGTAGCGCCTGTATTTGATTGAATATAAAGACCCAAACTAGAATTAGAAATACCATAAATAGCACTATTTGAGTTTGATAGTGCAACAATTCCATGTGCATTATTAGAAGAACCGACAATAGCATTAGCATTATAAGTCAACGCTCCGGAAAAAATGCCAGTAGAATTGACGCCAAATGTTGAACCCACATTAATAGATGCTGGTGAAATTTGTACATTAGATGTGCTATTCGACACTGAAATTGAAGTTGGGGCAACAGTCGTATTTGAAGTCGTAACTGATGTATTACCTACAGTTAGCGCACCAGCAGTTGTCAACTGCATCTGTTGATAACCATTGGTGTAAAAAGATAGAGGAAGATAAGTTCCAGTACCGTTTATACCAGAAACTAATTGAACGTCTGTACCATCATTAGTGGCTATAAGAATTTTACTGGCATTAGTTGGATTTGAATTGTTTAATGCCTGTATACTAGCAGCAGTATTTGTACCATTAGGTAATACATAAACGCCAGTTGATCCATTTAATGCAGAGGTAATAAATGATGTTCTGCTTCCAAATGTAGAGTTGGAAAAATCACCAACAATGTAACTGCCGGAAACGAACGAGGCGTTGGCTGTAAAACTAACATTACCTCCAAGATATGTCGTACCGTTTACAGATAAAGTATTAACAGGGGCAGAATTTCCAATGCCAACATTGCCAGTTGGCGTAATTCTCATTCTTTCATTTGCAGCCAATGAACCACCAGTAAAGAAACTTAGATAATTTGTAGCAGCAGTACCAACTGAAAGATTCGAATTAGAAGTATAAAAATATCCATCAGAAGGACCATTGATCGACCAATTAAGATTATTATAGGTATTACCATTAATACCCATATCAATATAATTACCACCTACTAAGCCACCGGAATCATATGCAATAATATCCGATGTGGCGTTTCCTGCTACATTGCTGTTATATATTGAAAATTCAATTGAAGAATTTTGGCTACCATAAATTTGTTCCATTGAATATGCGCCACCAGCATTAAAATAGCCCATAGTAGCATTTAACGTACTATTGCCAGCAGTAACAACGTTTGCCGTAAGAGTATTTGACGCAATATTAGCCATAACTGTTACGTTTGCAAAATTACTATTAATTTTATTCATTGCGGCATAAATTGTATCGCCTGTACCGTCGTTAATAACTGTACCTGTGTTGACTGTTTGGATTGCCATATAAATTCCCCTTAATCCTTTTTAACGTATATAAAGTTCGTTAACATAATAATTGGTGGTGTCGGAAGTGAGCGAAGACGTGTTTGAATCGGAAGTTAATATTAAATTGCTCGGTATCGTATTATTTATATACGCTTCCAATATAGATACAGGAACGCCCATATCTGCTGTTGCAAAAATTGAATCTGACGTAAAGAATATCAGATTTGCATATGGAGATGGCGGAGCAATTTCTTGCAAATCAGACAATATTATAAAAGGCGAAGATTCTATAGTTTTAAATCTATATTCTCCAAATAATTCGGCCCCAGCAGGGTGAAATGTGTTATATATTATATTTTTGTATGAATCTAGCGTTACTGCCGCTTTTATTTGATATGAGTAATCTTGATAAAAATAGCTATCTTGAATATATTTGTCCGAGTTCAAAAAACTTCTTGTAGTGGTCCAAAACCCTTTTTTTCTACCGAGACCGCCGCTTTTTACTACGCCTGATATAGAATAATTAGTTAAAACGCCTGTTAAAGTGGTGATCAAAACGGCCTCAGTTCCGTTTTTTGTTTGTATTGCAATATTCGGTACAGATTCGTATCCCGATCCAGCAAAAGTTAAAGTTGCACTTGTAATAGTTCCATTTGAGTCTGTATTAACATAACCTGTTGCTATAGAAGTGGTTCCCCCACCAGCAAATACGATAAGATCGCCATTTGAATAATTAACACCGCCATTTAATATTGTTGGAACATTAACGCTGTTATATGCATATGCAGTTATTGGTTGATTGTCGAGATAATTTCTACCAGAATCAATTACTTGAACTTCAGAAACAACGCCATTACCTGCCGACACTACACCCTCAACACTAACGTTAAGACCAGAAATAGAACCGTCTGGCGTAGCCATAACAGGATCGTTTGATGTAAAATTTGCAGGAAGTATAGCAGGAGCAACTTGATATTGCGCTGAGGGAGTAGAATTTTGAAATGGCGCATTATACAAAGTTATTTGAGTGTCGCTATCAACAGATAGTATTACATGATTTTCTGAAGTTAATGTATTAGAAGAATTTGCTGTTAGCACAATTACAGAATTTGTTGAAAATATTGATGTGAAAGCTGTGCCAGTGCCTATTACTGTATTTGCACTTGTATTATATGAAATTGTGCCAGATAAAGGCAATGATGATAAAGTAGAAAAAATAAAAATATGTGGGTCTTGATTATAATTAGTACCGCCATTTACATTTATTAATGTACCTAGTCCACCAAAAATATCGCTTTTAAACGCCAAAGATGTGTTAATTGTAGAAGATAAATTTGCTGAATTGTCCGCAGGCAAATTATAAGTCGACGCATTAATTGTTGTGTTAAGATAATTTATAAGAACATCAGTGTTATATGTTAAAGTGTTGGCGTTAATTAACGATCCTAATTCAAACGAAGATCCAAATCCTCTGTTATTTGGAAAATATGTATAGACGCTTGCATTAGAAACACCGCTAGAATTACCAGTTATTCCACTTCCATTGTTTAAAATGAAATAACTTAAAGGCCCAGAAGTCCCTGCAATGTTTACTATTTTTAATAGTCCATCAACACCACTGTTTGTTTTTTGTGATGTTGTTGAATCATGATTTGGTATTTTTAAAAGTTGTCCTACTGTAAAGTGTTGTCCACCATTAGTTATGGTTACT